CCGGCCTGCAGGAGCGCGGTCGCCGTCTCAGCCACCCACACGGCGCGAAGGGCACTAAGTTGGGCCTTCGACCCTTCTGCCGCGCTGTCGGCCTGCGCCTGGGCCACGGCAGCAACGAGCGATCCGATGCCGCCGGCCATCGAAGAGAAGGCGTTGAGCGTCTGGTTCGCGGCGTCCCGCTCGGCCTGCACCCGCCGGTCGATCAGGGCCAGCTCGCGCTCGAGCTTCGCCTCTTCCATCGCGAGGATCGTGTCGTTCAACTCGGTCTTGATTTCGAGTTGAACCTCGGCGGCGGCCCGCTCTGCGTCGAGCATCTCCGCGATCTGCTCCTTGCGCTTCTCGGCGGCCTCGCCACCGCCGCCCGCAGCCCCATCCTCGGGAGCGCCCGGGGCGTCAACTCCGCCGCCGCCACCCGTCCCGCCGCCCGCAGCGCCCGGGGCGTCAACTCCGCCGCCGCCACCCGTCCCGCCGCCGTCGGCGTCAGCAAGTTCACGCTGTGCCTTCGCGGCGACGGTCAACTCGTAGCGTAGGAGCGCGACCTCTTCGCGGTTCTGTCGCCAGCCTTCGGCCATGCCAAGGGTCGCGTCGATCGCCTCCGCGCCCTTGTCCTTCGCCAGGCGGTAGAAGTTCCCGGCGACGTCCATGTCCCCGGAGATGGCAGCCTGCACGGCCTGGAAGCCGAGGATCAGCCCCTCGATGCTGGCCCGGATCGGACCGAAGGCCAACTCCGCGTCCTTCGCGAATGAGGCGAACTGCACGGAGGCATTGATCGCCGCCTGGACCAGCCCCTCTCCGAGCGCCTCGCCAGCCCCTGCGATATCGTCCTCCGCGCCGATGCGGAACGCCGCCATGAGGTCGGCCCAGACGGACAGGATCGTCGTGATGGCGGGGACCACCGGAGCGAGCCCGGTACGCACGAGCGTCTCGAACTCCTGCGTAGCCAGAGCGACGGAGTCCTGCAAGAGCTCCGACTGCGCCACCGCCTCGGCGCTGACCAGGCCGTGCCGCTCTACCTGCTCGATCGCCTCCGCGACAGCAGCGCCGCCGACGGTGAGAGCGCCAGCCATCTTCCGGCCGGCCTCCTCCCCGAAGAGCTCCATTGCGCGGGTCGTGCGCTCCGCCGGGGACTCCAGCGCGGAAATCTCGTCAGCCAGTGCCACGAGGTCGGGAAGAGCCTCGCCGGTGCGCTTCTGGAAGTCTTGAATCGCCTGAGTGACGTTGACGCCGTCCTTGGTCAGCAGACGCAGCGCGCCGCCGACCCGTTGGAACTCCTCGACGCTCGTCCCGACCGACCTCGCCTCCTTGCCCAGGGCGTTCCACTCCTCGGAGAGCGCGAGCGTGTGCCGGATGAGCCCGACGGCTCCCTTCGCTGCGAGGGCGAAGGCTCCAGCGGCGGCGACGCCGAAGATGCCGACGGCGACGCCTGCGCCCTTGAGCGCGTCCTTCGTGTCTTCCCACGCGGCTGTAGTCTTCGCCCCCTGGGCCTCTGCGTCCTTCCCGGCCTTGCGGCTGGCGGCGGCTGCCTTGCCGGCGGCCTTCTCGGACTTCTTGATCTCCCTGGATAGCTGCGTCGTGAGTGCGCGGGCCTCCTTCGCGCCAATGTCAGGGATGGCCTTCAGCTCCTCCCTAAACGCGTCAAGGCGGGCGACGATGTCGATGCCGAGGATGGGGTTATCCACGGGTCAGCTCCTCGGAGATGTCCTTGACCATGGCTCTGACCCGCTTCCGCATCGGGGCGCGCACGAAGACGTCCAGCAGCTTTCGACCGTCGCTCGCGTTCGGATTGTGGATGAAGACCTGGGGCGTCTTCGGAGTCGTCGGCAGCCACGGTCCGCGCATCGCAGGCGAAGCGGCGAAGTACTCCTTTGGGGTCACCTTCTTAAGGACGACCGACGTCCTGCCCGGCCTGTGGACAAACGCGGGAACCGGCTTCCCGTTGACCTTCCGCTGGTCAGCGGAGCCGACGGATACCGTGATGGTCCCCTTGATCAAGTCCACAGTCTCCCTGACCTGAATGTCGCCGCTCAGGCCGGTCTTCCGCTCTACGCCGTCCGGGCCGTACCACTGGCGGCGGGCGGCGGCTGCGACCTCGCGAGCGTGGCGGCGGAGCACTTCGACGGTGGCGGTCTGCGTCTGCTCGAAGACGGAGCGCACGAACTCGTCGAGCCCGTCATCGAGCTTGACCTCCGTACCGTCTACTTCGAAGCGGACGCTCACCGGCCAGCTCTCCTTGCGTCCTCGGCGTCTACGACAGAGACGGCTAGGACGGTGATTTGGTCGGAGCGGGGCAGGCGCTCAAACCAATGGAGGTCGCCACCGCCGTAGCGGAGGCTCAGTCGGTAGCCGGCGAGGTCTGCCCGTCCTCGTCGGCCGCGGAGAAAGCCGCGACCTCTTCGACTTCGGCCTCGCGGGGGAACAGCGCAGTGCCCATTGCCTCGATGAGCGGAAGCGCCGTCTCCCACATCTCAGCCCGGCTCATCCCGCGGTGTCGCAGCCAGGTGTACGCAGCGTCCCCGTAGCGGAGCACGTCGTAGCCGACCGACGCCCAGGTCAGGCCAGGAGGCCCGAAGGCCGTACAGCCGCACACGACGGCAGCGGCGACCCGGAACAGGCCCATCCCAGTAGCCTGTCCCGCCTGCATGACGAGATCCTCGCGGACCGCCATCGACGGAGCCACGACGACGCGCGCCCCATCGAGCACCTCGACGGTGGCGGGGAGGCCGGTCTGCTCTTCTGGCTTCTTGCCGGGCACCGGCTACGCCCGCGTCACGGCCGCGGTCGCGCCCTTCGGGTACGCCTGGCCGCTGATCTCGATGGTCATCGGGTTGCCGTCGCTGATCGACGCCTTGCCCCGGAAGTAGGGGATCGTGATGGTCTTGTCGGTGTCGCCCCGGTCCACGCCCTCTACTGCGGCGACGATCTTGACCATCCACGGATCGACCGTCTCGGTGCCCCAGGTGGAGATGCCACCGGAGAAAGCCCCGGTCTTGTTGACGGCGTCAAGCGGGATCGTGTCGGTCCCCTCGTAGATGGTCGTGGCGTGCAGGGTGATCGACACATCGACCGCCTCCTGCTCGCCGTAGCGGGCGGAGTAGATGTCGCCGCGGTCCTTGAAGACGTTGACCGCCTTGTCGCCCTCCTGCATGCCCGAGATGGAGAAGTTCCCCTCCTCGTAGATGGCTGTCGCGCTGATAGGCGTACCGGTCGCGTCTTCGAACGTGACCACGACGTCGCGGAGGGTAATCGGAATGGTGGGGATGGCCATCTGCGCTCCTAGGAGAGGTTGACCAGATGGTCAACGAAGAACTCGGTCTCGATGAGCAACCACTCGCCGGTCGGCGCCGTGCTTCGCCGCGAGCGGTTGAAGTAGGCGACGACCTCGACGGGCGACCCGCCGCTGGTCCACTGCTGGTCAAGCTGCTGGATGAGCAGCAGCTCTGCGGTCAAGGCGGCGTCCACGCTCGCGATCGGGCCGGCTGCTGCCGGCAAAAGCCGGTGAAGCGACCGGATGACCGCAGTGGTCCTTGCCCGGAAGTGCGTCTTGTGACGCTCGCCGGTGGCGACCATGTCCGCGACGCCGACAGCGAATGCCTTGTGTGCCGTCGTGGCCGCCATCGCCTCGGGGACTGCATCCCAGGAGAAAGCGTCGAAGGCTACCGGGGCCTCGACCCACCCCGAGAGCAGGGCGACGCGGGCGGCGAGGGCTTGCCGCACGCCTGCGAGGGTGATGGTCACTGCCTACCCCCTCCCGGCGAGCCAGAGCTGCGGTCGGGCGGCCTGCCTGCGCGTGTGGTCGCCCTGGCCGTCGTCCTGCTCGTCGTAGTTGAAGACGAGCCGGCCCCATGCCTCTTCACGCTCAAAGCGGTAGCGGTCCGCCTGGACGTGCCAGCGGTTGTCCGCCGAGCCCGACCCGGCGCAGAGCCGGCAGATGATCTCCAGCGTCGCCGCCATGTGGACGGGCCGAAGGGATGCCGGGCTCATGATGAGGTACGGCCGCCGCCCCATCCCCTCGAGCCTGTCGGTGATGCTGCGCCACGCCTCGAGGATCTGACTCTGCCAGGAGTTCGTCCCCGTCGGCAGGTACGAGTTCAGGTCAGGGTGCAGGCGCAGGAGGTCGGCGTCGGTGACCGTCGGGTGGATCTTCACCCGAACCAGCGAGGCGTCCTCGCGGAAGACGTGGACGAACGTGTCCGCCATCGTCAGCGACCACTCGACCCGCCAGCCCGCGCCGTAAGCCTCGTCGGTCACCGTCGCAGCAAGCACCTCGTAGGTGGCAATGCTGCCCGAGACGGTGACCGCTGCCCCATCGACCACGGCCGTGTTGCTGGCGTTGTAGACCGAGACTGTGCCCTCGGACGGCGCGCTCAGGCTGCCGTCTTCGTACACCTTGATGCGGAGGTCGGTCGGGCGGTCCCGTTCGATCTCCTGCGAGGCGTAGCGAGCCTGGTACTCGATCCACTCGGCCATCTACTTGCCCCGGGTGACGATGAGTGCGCGGTAGGCCCCGCGCTCGCCGCTGTTCTCGTGGTAGCGGAAAGACCACCCGCACGGATAGTCGGCGGTGATTACCCCGTGCGAGGTCTTCACCGTCGGCTCTTCCGCGCAGGGTCGGATCTGAGCCATGCGGGCGAAGATCACGCCCGTGGCTCGCACCTTGAGATCCTGTCGGCTCAGGTCGCGCGCGTCCATCAGCGGGTCACCTTGACGCGCATCCAGTCCACGAACGCGACCTTGCTGGTCGTGGTCGTCGAGCACGCGCAGATGGTGGGGTACAGGGTGACATCGTCGCCCACGCCCACGTCACCGCTCATGGCGCCGGCCAAGGTGCCGTCGATGTAGAAGGAGATCGTCGCCCCGTCGGAGCTGATGATCATCTTGAGCGTCTGGTACGTGTCGGCCACCGGGGCGGTCGCCAGCGCGGCGTCTCCAGCGTCGGAGGTGCCGGTGTCCACGGCGCACATCCACCATGTATCGGTCGTGGCGTCGGTGTCGTACAGGAAGCCGCACGCGTCGGTGGCGACGGCCGTGATGGTGTCGGCCGAGTTGGTGAAAGCCTCTTCCAGCGCGGTCGAGTCGGTCAGGCCGAAGAAGAGGGACACGTCCGTGATGGCCGTGTTGATTCGGAGCTTCGCCTCGACCTCGGTCACGCCGCCCGCGTTGGCGAGCTTGATCGGACGGTCGGACCATACGAGCTGCGAGCCGTCTGCCGCCACGGTGCCGTCAGCGTCGCCGGTCGTCAGCTTCCAGACGCCGGTCGGGTAGCCGGGGACGTGCACCGGGTCGAGCGCCTGCGCGTCGGTCCCGCTGTTGAGGATGAAGTTGTGGTCAACTTCGGTGTCGGCCATGCCCTGGAAGTCCTCGAAGAACTCCGCGAACGTCTCGTAGTCGGCGGTCGAGGACAGGGCGACCCAGGTCGTGCCCGTGTCTCGGGTGATGTAGGCCGCGCTCGCCGGGTCGGCGGCGTTGCTGTCGAGCCAGAGGGCGACGGCCGTGCCGGGGGTGGGCGCGGTGGCGGCGACGTGGATTTCAGCGCCCGTGCCTTCGGCGTTCAGTCGGATGGCATCGTTACGGATTCGGTACTCGCGGGGCATCTTGTCTCCCTCTCCATCGGGGATGGCGCTGCTACTTGTCGCGGCTGCCGCCCCTCCGTTCCTTGTTTTCTCGCTGGCGGTCTACCCGCCTCATGCTGTCTTCGGCCATGCGGCGAGCACGACTCTTATCGAAGCCTTCGGAGCGGATACGGTCCGTCATCCGGCTAATCGTCTCGCGGTCGTTCCGCTCGCTAGACACCATCGACCTCGGGTGTCACCCCGCCGCCGACCGCAACCGGGCGATCGTCGCGAGCCTTCAACGCCGTTTCCAGCACCTTGACCTCGGCCTTGATGGCGCGCGCCTTCGGCTTCCACGAAGGGACCGTCTGAGCCTTGTCCTCGGCACGCTCGAGCCGCGCCCTCGCCTCGTCAAGCACGCGCTCGATGACGTAGGTCGGGCACTCCGGAATCACGCCGGAATCCACGATGTGGTCAAGGAACTCGTACTTAAGATCGAGGTCAGACCGCAGAGCGCTCGACCCGGCGTAAGCCTTCGACCAGTAGGTAAGCACCACGTCGGGGCGACCGGAGTCCTTCAGCGTGTAGAGGTACGAACCCCGATACGCCTGCGAGGGCGGAAGCACCCCGAACGGGATGAGGGTCCAGCCCTTGTCCTCCGCGTTGACCCTGGCGATGCCAGCCTTGACGGTCCCGTTGGGTCCGTCTTCGCAGCCTCCGATGCCCGACACGAAGCGCATACGCCCCAGAATCGGCCGCATCTTGCCACCCTGCACGCCCCACCGGTTGGGGTGGTACATGAGCGCAAACGCGGGCGACGTCTCGCAGCGTGGCGAGGGGGTGCCTCGCTTGTGGCCGGAGACGTTCGGGACATACGCGGAGCCGGCGGCCGGTCCAGACGGAGCCTGAGCCGGGCCACCGGCATCGCGCACGAAGAAATCGGAGGTCGGGGTCACGCTACTCCTAGGAGTTGCCCGCCTGCATGGACACGCCAGCCAGGTCGATCAGCTCGACGCAGCCGGTGTACATGTGCATCGCCCACCCGGTGGTATCGGCGGCGGTGTCACGGACACGGTCGAAGAGGAACTTGTTGCCCAGGACCGCCTGGTCGCTGGAGAGGTCGAGTACGGAGGGGCTGGCCCAACCGTAGATGACCGCGCCGCGTCCGAAGACGCCGCCCCAGACATCGGTCGAGTCATCTAGGCAGTGGGTCGTGGTCATCACGTCCACGCCGAACAGTCGGGGCTGCGCACCGAGGCCGTGCATGATGTTCAGCATCGCGCCCGAGTCGGCGTTCCACTGCACCGCGCCGCCCGAGTTCAGAGCCACGTCCGAGCGGATGTCGGCGTAGATGCGCGGGTGCATGATGCTCAGGTACGGACCGGCGACCTTGTTGATCTCGAGGTTCGTGATGGCGTCGAGGATCGTCGCGGCGCTCGCGTCCGTGCCGGTCGTGCCGGTCGTGGTCGCGAAGGCGTCCATGATCTGCGCGATCTGATACAGCATCCACGCCATGCCCGAGGCGACGGCGTCAGCGGCGAAGACCGAAGAGTTGAACGTGCCGGTGGGGTCGAGCAACTGCGCCAGCCCGGTGGCCGTGTAGAGCTTGCCCTTCTTGCCGATGGTCAGCGACGCGGTAGCGTCCGACAGGGTCGTGCTGGACACGGACGAACCTTCGCCGGTCGCCGCCGGCAGGTCGTAGCCCATGAGGCCCAGGGCCGAGGCCTTGACGGTCGCGGAGCCGCCCTGCTGGGCGTTGGCGTACTCGATGAGCGCCGGGTGGTTCGGCAGCGCGCCACGGTCAGCGAGCAGCAGGGCAACCACGCCGGCAAGCTGCTCAGTGGCAAGCTCGTTGGCGAAAGTGGTCAGTGTGTTAACGGCCATTGTCGATACTCCGCAGTAGGGCTGTTTTGGGGGTGCCTACTGCGGGTTTGACCGGACCCGGGGCCGTGGCGGCGGCCCTATGCTAACGCATAGGTGCGGCGGTCTGTCAAGTTCCTTGATTCCACGGGATGTTCAGCAGGCGGGCCAGTTCAGCGAAGTTGCCGCTCTCCCGGGCAGCCTTGGCAAGAGCGTCGGTGGCCTTGCCGTTCGACGGGGCCGGCTCCTGCTGGGCGGGGGCTGGATTCGGCTGCGCGGGTGCCGCCTTGCCGAGGTATGGGGCGAGGCCGGCGGGGACCTTCGCGTCTTCGGCCTGGAAGCCAGAGAGGTAGTCCGCGATCGACCCGGGGCGGCTGTCTTCCGGCTGGAGGCCGTACAGCGTGCGGGCCACCGCCTGCCCCTCGGGGTCCGTCAGGCCGACGCCGAGCATCGCGCGCTCATCGGCCCACGCTGACGAGGCCTCAGCGTGCTGCGCCTGGAGCGTCTCCAGCTGGCCGGCGAGGGCGGACGCGGAGGTCGTGCGCTCGTCTAGGGCCTTCTCGATCTCCGCGACGCGGGACCGGAGCCCTCGGCGCTCCTTGCGGAAGTCGGCCAACTGCGCGACGAGGGCATCCTTGCCCCTGTCGTCGATGGTACTCGGGTCGGTCGGGATGACCGGGGCGGCAGGTGCGGGCTCGGGCGTCGGAGTCGGCTCGTCGCTCATTCGGGGGTCACTCCTTCGGCGTCGATGGCTGCGAGGGCCTCGTTGGCCTCTTCGTCGGTCGCGCCGGGGTTCAATCTGAACCACGCTTCGCGGCGGGTCATCAGGCGGGCGTCACGGAGGCTCTGCACCTCCTCGACGGTCGCCCGGCGCTCTTGAGGCGAGACGGGGAGGCCGCGGTACTCGATGCGGACCGGCTCCACCGGCAGGCCCATGAGCTGCGCCACGACGGTCAGCACGAGGGCGTCGGAACGGGCAAACAGCGGCTCATAGATGCGCTGTGCCTCTCGGATGGCGTCGCGGGCGACGGCCAGCGAGTAGCCCGACCGGATATCACTACTCTGGCGTGTGACATCGACCCGGAGTCCAGCCGCCTCGACCATGCGCTCCTCGTAGGCCCGGATCGCACCGATGAGCGTCGCGGGATCCACCGGGGGAGCCCACTGGCCGATGACCGCCTGTCCGCCGCCCGCGTCGTCCGCCTGTCGCATCATCAGGACCGTGGACGGGTCTGGCGTGATCTCCATCGTCGCCGCGCCGGCCCCATCGCTGGTGTCCGACTCGGCTCCGACGACCTCGACGCCAGCGGCGTACCGCTGCGACCAGGCGCAGGTTCGGACGACATGGCCCCAGTAGGTCAAATATACGCCGAGCAGCAGCGAGCCTTCGACGATCTCAGAGCCGGTGTAAGGGTCCCACAGAGTGCCCGTCTCGGAGGCGTGGTACAGGACCACCGGCATCACCGGAGCGCCGTCAGCGTCGCGGAACGGGTAGGCCTCGCCACGGAACTCGCCGCCGAGCACAGCCTCGGACACGTCGGAGCCGTCGGTCTTCGTCGCGTAGTAGGCAGGCTCGGAAACGTCCCACGTCACCCGGACCCACCCGAGCCCCGGATGCTGGCGGGTGTAGGTCAGGCGGATGGGCTGCGACGGGTCCCCGGGCGCCGCCTCACCCTCAAGGAGGTCAGGGAACAGCATAGAAAAGACGGGGTTGCCGTCGATGATCTGGACGAAGACGCCCAGGTCCCGGAGGCCGAGCGTATCCCGCTCTCCACGTTGCATCATCGACCAGAAACCGGCCTCGCTGACCGCCTCCGCGGCGGCGTCCATCCCGAAGACCCGGGGAGCCGCCGAGTAGAGCCGGGCGGTCTGCTCCCAGAGCGACAGGTACGGATTCGCGCTCATATCGGGCGCACCCCAGACCTTCGCCCGGGTCGAGCCGACGTGCTCTTGGATGCTCTTGCGGAGGTCTTGCTCGTGCCTGCTGTAGAGCAGACGCCGACGGCGACGGGTGTGGTCCCACCGCTGTCCCGCGGAGGAGTCGGAGGGGCCTGGCGGCACAGACTGGTCGAACATTGGCGGTCCTCGCGCGAAGGCTAGCGCAGTGGCTATCACAGGCGCAAGCGAAAGGCTAGCCGACCCGTAGCACCGCCCCGCCGCTCCGGTTGCGCGGGAAGATGTACCCCTTGAGCGCGTACCTTACAGCGTCGATCCGGTCCTTCGCGGGGTGCCGGAAGTCGTAGTCCCACGTCTGCATTGCCTCGACGAGGCCGGCGCAGCGTGGATGGATGAGGAAGCGGTTATCCGCCAGCAGCTCGTAGATGTACCGGCAGCCCGCGTCCACCATGCCCGACGAGCGCGTGCCCTCCTTCGCGCTGATGATGCGCGGTTGGAGCGACTTGCTCTTGAGCCCAAGCAGCTTCTCGACGGCCCGCATCGTCTCGATATTGCTCTTGCGCACCCACCGCGAAACGACGGGGTTGTCCCCGTATGCCTCGTCGATGTCTCTCCACGCCAGGCCTCGCCGCTCGAGCATCTCGACCATATGGCGAGCGAACTGCCGGTTGGTAGTCACGCCGGGCACGACGACCTCGTCCACGACGAGTACCGCCTCCGACTTCCTGCCGCGCTCGTCTGCGATCTGCTGGACCTGGCAGAGCATCGCCGTCTGGCCGAAGTCCCGGGCGGCGGAGGCGTAGTCGATACCCAGAGCCCACCGCACAGGCCCCCTACGCTCGTCGAAGCGGACATCGGGGGCAACGTGGCTCCTGGGGTCGAAGGCGTCGAAGAAGACGCCCTCTGGACGCACGTTCCACTCGCCGTCGAGGACGACCGGGGCGAAGGCGGACGGGACCCGGCGCCACTGGTCCTTGATCCACTCCCCGTCCATTGCGTCGCCCGCCTCGGTGCGGAACGGCTCAGGCGTGAAAGTGTCGTCGGCCAGGGCGACGGGGGTTAGATTCTCGGGAGTCAGGCGGGCGTGGACCTCCTGAATCACCCCCTCCTCGACAGCCTCCTCGATCCATGTGCAGTCGATGTTAACCGGGGTCAGCGACAGCATGAGCTCGCCGCCGGTCCGGGTGAGGCGGCGGTCGAGTTCGCGGTAGATGTCCTGCGTCGTCGGCTCGTCGATCAACACGAAGTCCAGGGTCGCGCCCTGGAGCGCCGTCGGTCCCTGCTTCGTGGTCTTGAATCGGACCACTGAGCCGTTCTTGAAGATGACCGCCGGGTTGTCCTTGCCGTACCCGTTGCGCGGAGTCCACCGGCTCGAGGCCTCGTGGTCGATGAGGTCGGCGGGGGCGAGGAACCGGAACTTGCCCATGATAGCCACGGCCTGTGACCACGACGTGCAGACCACCCACGCCTCGATGGGCGGGGCCTTCGTCGGGAAGTGCGGGTGCGTCCCCGTCGCCCGCCAGATAACCGCGGCCAGGGCAGCCCACGACTTCCCGAGCTGGTTGCCGGCCCGGAAGAGCTTGCGCTTCGCCTTGAGCTTGTGGATGGCTGCCTGCGGTGGGGTCCATCGGATCCACCGCATAGGCTCCGCATCGACGCTGGAGCGGACGCCCCGCAGCGCCGACAGGAGACTGCTCAGTGGATCAGCCTGGTGGCGCCGTCGATGATTCTGGCGCGGACCGCGTCGGGCAGGCCTCGGAGCTCCTGCACAGCCAGCGCAATCACCTCGTCATCAGACGCCGGGCGCTGCTCCTTGAGCGACGCGTTGATTGCTCGAATGCGGGCGGCGACCTCGGCCTCCCGGCGGCTCAACTTCTCCGCAGCCATCCACGAATGGTCGTCCTCGGCGGCCTTGCGCTGCCGGCAGACGATCTCCAGCTCGGCCAGAGCGGCGTCGAGTTCGTCGGCCTCGACCATGCGCTTTGTCTCGCGGGTCAGGCCCTTTCCAGCGCGCGCGCCCCGCTGCGTATTGCCTCGTCCTGCCATGCTTAAAACTATCGCTATGTCAACCGGTTAGGCAAGGAAAAGGGCGGCGTGTTTCCGGTTTCGCGCGCGAAATCGAACAGGCGTTGCAC